CTAAAAGTTAGAAATAACCCTAAGTAACTCATAGTTATAGTAAGGAATATTTCTTTTAACGGTGTTATCCCTATCTAATAACCCGTTTTCAACAAGCTTGTCGAGCGATTTCTTTACTGTTGCAGGATGATATCCAGTTAAATCAGCCAGTTGCTTAGGTGTTGCAACAGGAAGACTAAAGGTACTTAACCAAACATCCTTTTGGGCTTGAGAATGGCATTTTTGTAATCCTGTTTTTGCATGATTATCTGCATTATTTATTTTTTTTAGAATGTTCCTTGCCATCTGTTCACTAGCATTTAGAAATAAGGTTAACCACGGAATCCAATCTGGTTCTTCTCCTCTAACAGCATTTAAGGCATTATAGTATCTGATTCTTTCTTTCTCTAACTCCTCGCTAACAAAAAATACAGGATAATCGAGAAGATTTTCTTTTACTGCCATCAAGGCAATCAAAATACGACCTAATCTACCGTTACCATCTAAAAATGGATGAATAGATTCAAATTGTGCATGAACTACTGCTATTCGCAACAAAGCATCACTGTCATAATTAACATACTCAGAGTCAATTTCCAAGCCCTGCGTCAAACTTGAATGGGTTTCGCCATTGGCAAAAAACTCTAAATTAGTCATATACTCAGCAATTTCATTAGCCCCTATTGGTATATACGAAGCATGTTCAATTTTATTATCTGGACCTATAAAGTTTTGGATTTTTCTAAACTCTCCTCCGTTTGCAGTTGTACCTCTAGCTTCGTCTGACATCAAGGTTTTATGTAATTTTTTCAATAGGCGTGTACTTATAGCATCACCTTCACGAATAGCTTTAAAGCCTTCATCAATAGCTTCTTTGTAATTGAAAACTTCTCTTTGTTGCCAATTTTTAGCGCCACTTCTAGTTATCTCCATAATTTCATGGAAAGTTACCTGCGTTCCTTCAATTCTTGTTGACTGAACTGATTCATTGTAGGATAACAAACTTAAAATAGATGTATTGATAATCGAAGATGACAGAACTGCATCTAATTTACCGAGAACTTTATTAACTTCTGCTAACCTCTTGTAGAGCATTACAGCCTCTTTTTCTGTCAATTTTACAGGAAGTTTATCTATACCTTGAACAGCCATCTTCTATCTCCTTTAATATATTTTTTTAAATTAAATATATTATAATGTTTTATATTATACATTTCAATAAAAAATATATCAAAAACAAAAAAACACCCCTAAAGTTAGATTTTCTGTCTAACTTTAGGGATGCAGTTCTCAGCGAAGGAGTTTTCTCCTTTTTAAATTGTTTTTTTAGTCAAGGTGTAGGCAACACCATTGATCGCAATCTCTACTCCCTCAATGGTTACTTCAATCTTATCAGACTGACCGACATCTGTGACGGTCTGCTTGTCAAACTTATCAAGTGAGCCATTTTCAGCCTCAATTGCTTTGAGCCGACTGGAAACTCCGACAATGTAGCTGTCAAATCCGCTAGCAGCATAGTCATAGGTAGCACCGCCAACCTTAAACATGCCCTTGATTGAGTCACTAAAGGTTTTAGCTCCAGCTACCTTGTAAGAGCCATCTTTTCGCAAAAGGTAAAACCAATCTGTAAGGAAATCATCTACACTTGAATAGTGCATATAATGACCACCCTCGTTAGCTGGGCGAGCTGTACCTTGGGTAACTGTAACACCACTTGGGCGTTCTCCTTTGCCTGTCCAAGTCGTACCACCCCAATTATTATCAGCTTTACCTACCGCCGATGTACCCCAAAGCCCCTCAAAGTGTAGGACAGTAATAGCGTAGCTAGGTAAAATATCATGCTTTTTACAATTAACCAAAATCTTGTCCAGCACCACTTTTTTTAAGATAGCACCATTGAAAGACAGGTCACCGTTTTCTTTTGCAGCTGTCGCTTGTCCAATTGACTCAGATTGACTTGTTTTGCTTTGAGTGGATTGTTTTACTTCTTTGTTGTTAGAGGCCGTTTTAGGCGCATTAGATGACGTACCGTTTTTCAAGATTTCAGTTACTCGTTTTTGAACTGCATCATATTGGCTACCAAGTGATTTTTTACGGGCTTCTCCATTGCCATGCTTGCCAGCAATTACTTCCTGGGCAAGTTGGTCAACAGTCTTTTGGCTTGTCGTAGCTTTGCCATTGATGACTGCCATAACAGCCTCATATTGATTACCAAGAGCTGCTTTGCGTGCCTCTCCATTGCCATATTTGCCTGCCAAGGTTTCTTTAACCAATGTATCAATGTTTTTACCTGATGGGCTTGTTGTGGGTTGATTGACTAAACGGTAAACATAACAATACATCCAGCCACTAGCTGCTGCTGTCTGATTGTAGTTGTTTACAGTAATACCGTTATTAGCATAGTTACAGTGGATGATATTATCTGGGTCAACAAAGATACCAGTATGACCACCTGCAATATATTCAACTAGGTTCGCTAGACCCAGCCCGTTCTCTTATGAACTGCTAACGGTCTTCCCGTTAGTTTAGACTATTTGTTCTCCATGTTTATAACAGTCTACCAAACTCATCACGTTTACGCTCTTTGTCATGTAATTTTGCATGTTCAGATTGTGTCATAAGCTGTAGATTTTCAATCCTGTTGTCTTGTTTGTTCCCATTGATATGGTGGATAATTTCAGATCGTTTCAGTTTTCTGCCTAAATGTTGCTCCATAACATATCTATGCTCTCTCTGACGATTTCGTTTAACATAATAACCTGGATTGCCAGAGTGCCTTTGAAAATCAACGTGACATGTTCTTGAGCAAAAATTATGTTCACTACGCTCTATTTGAGATGGCTTGCGTTCAAATTCTTTTCCGCATTCATCACAGACTACATGTACTAAATTACTTCTACTATCAGCCATGCAACGTATAGAGCAAAATAGAGTCTTTTTATTTTGTTTGGTTTGCAGATACTTCTTTCCACATTGCTGACAAACCTTGTAGATTTTTGGGTATAAACACTCTTGACACTTTTTAGATTTTCTATTACCTGTGTACTCTCTTCCACAAATAGAGCAAACCAACTGTCTAGGTCTTTCACGCCATTCAGTTCTACATTCTTCCGAGCAATGCTTTTTATTAAAGTGACCATCAAATTCTTTGCCACAATTCAAACAAGATTTCATTTCTTTACCTCTGCACCTTTGGATATTCTAATTATACCACAAACTGATAACAAAGGTTTTTACAAACAGTGAGGAGGGGGATTTTTCAAGCTCGCTTGAGCCTTACGAGGACGCAATCCTCTAGTCGTTAGACCTCTCCGATTTCTCGGCTTTGGTACGGAAACTGCCACGACTTTACGTTTGGCTTTCAACCGTTTAACCCCCAGTACCTATACATTACATATAGGCAGAGCAATTTACTCCCGCTGACTGCCCACGTTTGCCCCAAATAAAGACATCACCACGCTTAGCGTCCCAATCTTGATTTTCTGCAATGAGCTTGTAACCATTCTTGATGAGCCAATCATGCTGATACTCTGTATTTACAGCCCACCCTGCGGTGATAGCTCCTGCGGACATAAGAGCGTAATAGACGGAACTTGAGCAGTCATAGCTATTTGGACCATTTCGATAGTCCATTGAGTAAGTCACTTTGCCAGCCCGAACTGACATCCATGCAATAGCTGTTTCAATGTTAATAGCCATGTAGTCACTCCTTTTATCTTATCCAAGCATCGTTCATCTGCTTGACAGCACTTTCGATAAAAGTATCAAGCTGTGCGTCTGTCATGTGGATATTGTATTTTAAAAGCTCATCTACGATAGCAGATTTAGCTTGTGTAAGCTTCTCAGCGCCTTTATACCCAGTCTCAACAGACACTTGTTCAACAGCCTGAACGGCATTCATAGCCACAATTTCCGCAATTTTGACAGCACGTTCGCCGCCTTTTGTGATTAAGTAACTTTTAATTGATTGTACAACAATGCCTGCTAAAATGGTTAAAATTCCCATTGCAGAGCTGATAATAATTTCTGTAATTTGATTCATCTTCTATTCCCTTTCTCAATATGATCCATCCGATCACTCATTCTAACCATTTCCTTTTGGATGTCTCCGACAGTAGTTGTTATTGTGGATAATTCGACAGTCGTTTTATCCAAATGATTCATCAAACGTTCTTCACGTTGCTTAGATTCTATCTTGCTTTCCTCGTGGAAATCCATCAGTTTCTTCTCCCGCTTGTCGGATGTCCTAATTAAATACCCAATAACCACCAAGAAAAGCAGAATAAAAAGAACTGCCCAAGCAACCTGACTTGTCGCAATTCTTTCTGCTTGTTCAATTGGCAAATCTTAATCCTCCTTAGGAACATAATTAATAACATTATCGTCCGCAAGCTCAGGATACCCCATGAGTTCAAGTTGAGCTTTTACACGTTTTTTGAAGATGCGTGGAACATCTCTGAACGAAAAATCGAAGTGTTCATCTACAATATTCATCGCTATTAATAATACCATCATTTTTTTACTCCTTTTCTGTTTCTGAGTTAGCGGTAGAATTGTCGCTACCGTCGACATTATCAGTGTTTTCAAGGTTTTCATCTTTTGTAACCTCGCTCTCTTGCGTGTTAGCGTAAATCTCAGTCAACATCTCCATCATAGATCCGTTCAAGATTTGAAACTTCTCTTCAATCGCTTTAAAACGATCATTACGTTCTGTTTCTGCCTTGCTTAATCGCTCAACAAGTTCTAGCTGAGCTGTTTGCATGGCTTTAAATTTTTCGGCAGACTCAGCCATAAATTCCTTGGCAGCTTTGACAATCGTTTCCATTTCGTCAATCTTCTGCACACTTTCAGCCATAGCACGATTAGCATATTCAGACTTAAAATGTGCCTCACGACAAAGCTCCACCAGATCAACTTCTGCTTTATCCATGTGATTGCCAACAACACGTTCTGTGTATGTCGCATAGCCACCAGTTGTTGACGCAATCGTAATTTCGATATGCGTTATATTCCCGCTGTCATCATAAACGGGATACTTTCCTACAACATTCCAAGCTCTCATGCGTCTTCCTCCAAAACTTCATTGACTGCTTCCGGCTCATTCAATTTAGCTTTCAAGTCTTTAATCAGCTCATCATCATTTTGTGACTTCGTCATGTACTGATTAAGCTGCGTCTGTAATTCTTCGTTCTGACTCTCTAAAGTAGCGATCGTAATAGATTTACTCGCAATTTCGATGGCTAGTTTTGATTGGATATTTTCATTCATATTTTTGTCTCCTATAAATCTTTCATGTAATTGTTATATTCTCTAACGACAGCATTCCTTAAATCATTACTTGCTGGATTCCAAGACACATTATTCCAGTGAATCCAACATCGACTAAGAGCACGCACAGCGCCAACAAGGTAATTCATATCAATAAAATCCCCATTTTTTAAAGTAGTTGGTCGAAACTCAAAACCACGGTTGTAGCTAAAATCGTCTTTTAAGACAATTCTATCTCCGTAAATTTCGACCTGGTCAACTGTGGCATTATGTTCAGTACCTCTTGCGCCACGAAATGCCCTTAAACCTGCAAATCGACCCGATGACTGAGAGTTAATACCATCACCAGAAGAGGTTACACCGATTGAAGCATACAGACTACCTACGCCACCATCTGAAGATGCCGAAACATCATTGAAATGCACAAAGGCCGTGTGAGTGCCTTTTCTTCTGACTAAAGCATTGTAGGCAGAATTAAAATTAATTGTCGCATTTGAGTTAAAGGTGATATTAGCATCATTAAGATTAATTCTCATAGCGTTATTTTGCGCTGTGATTGTCTTGCCTTTCATCCAATCAATCATTGCCATTTCAATCTTGGATCTGATAAAGTTGGCATCCAGCCCAACAAGCTTATTGGCGTTGAGATTAACGATATTAACATTGGCTGCATTTAGTGTCCCGGTGGTTATCTTAGCCGCATCCAAATTAGCTATTTTAGCAGACGTAATGACGCCATCTTGGATATAGGTCGTCCCAGTGATTTGCACTAATTTACCATCAATCTTTACAGAACCATCACGATTTAAATTTAGTTGGTTAAGCACCGTTCCAGAACTGGTCAGATTACGCACTGCCCACGAGCCAGCAAGTTGTGACTGCACTGTGGTTAATCCCGTCTCTGTACTATTTACCCGACTGAGCAATCCACTAGCCGTCATAACGACAGAACTAATATTGCCTTGTATATCCCCTATGGTACGACTATGGCTGTCAACAGTGTCTTTGACTTCATTGAATTTAATAGTTGTGATCGTGTCTTCTGGAGCAGGAGAAGCTGAACTCATCAACTCACCGACTTCAATTTGTGGATGCCAATAAGTAAAATCAATAGGAGCATTAGCAACATCACTGACAAAAGTAAACTGTACATATCGTTTAGAGTCACCCCTATCAGTAATCGATAACCTCAATGATTGACCAGGCATCACCGTCTTTGAGGATACCGTATTGATAGAAACTCTGAAAGCAGTACTGCCATTATTTTTAAGATAAATGGATCCGGTATATCTAGTACCATCGAGGTACATCTGATGACCTAACTGCGCTGTACGTCCAGATGCCATATAGCCAAATGTCCCCACCTTACTTGTTGTCAGCGCAAGTCTATGAGCATTTGTAGCTCCCCACTCTGGCACTGTGATGTCGGTCTCTCTGATGACGTTTATCGGTGAGTTATATTCATAAATTATCCTATTTTCATAATTTAAAATAAGATTACGCCCACCCATTTCTGTAGGAATCAACCCTTTTGTTTCAGTGATTTTTCTCTCAAAACCATCAGTCGTTTCTTTGACGAGATTTTGGACGATGGTATTTGTTGCATAGCCTTTAGATGTAATAGCTTGCTCTACTTGTGTTTTTGTCAGTCTCTGTTCGATTTGACCCGCTTGAGTCCTGATAGTTGTCTCAGCATTAGTTAATCGTCTAGTTGCTACATCAAAATCCAATTTGGACACTTTGGTCGCAACCGCATCAGATGTAATCTTCAAATCAGCTTTTGTTTGACTAATGGATTGAGCGTTTGATTGTGCTTTTGCAAGGGCATTACTAGCGGTCGTTTTTACACCGTCGATATAGGTTTTTTCGGCTTTCAGTCCAATTGCGTTTTTATTTTGCGTAATAGCAGTACTATTACTCTGTACAGTCTTTTTAATACTGTCAAAATCAGTTTGTGAGACCTTGCTAGATACGTCGTTAACTAACTGATTGATTCTAGTTTCAGCATTAGTCACTTTTCCTTGCGTTTCTGTCAGTTTCGTTGATAACTGTTCTTGACCTTCAGCAGTTTGGGTAATTAGCGTTCTTACAGAACTAAATGTCTCTTCAATATCCTCAATTGGTTGTAGCCATTGCTTGTATGCAATAGTTCCTTCAACTAGATTAACGTTGGAGAATTTCACCGTATCATAATCAATATTACTTCCTTCGGCATAGCGATTGGTATAAGCTAAAAGGTTACTGTCATCAAAAAGTGGCGGACAAACAAACGTTAATTCAAACCGTCCTTTATCCCCGATAGAAACTGCCCGAGAAATATTAAGTTCCTTACGAGATTTTTGATGTGAATGACTGTATACCAAAAATCCTAGCGTCAACTGAAAGATCGTTGACACTGTACTTTTCCCAATAACTTCCCAGTCAAAACTAAGAGTATAGGTTTTCCCTTCTTCTAGGACAGTGTTCAAGGTTTTATAGGATATTAGTGGTTCAGCCCAAGCCTTTAGCGTAAATTGTTCACTCGAAAGACCTTTCCTAAACCATTTCTTGGCAAGAAGATTTCTTCCTCCAATCGATGATGGAATTTTTCCCTCAACTTTGCTGATTTCGGTAGTAATCTTATCTCCCAACTGGGTAATCTTACTTTCGGCTGTTGCAAGTCGTTGTTTAGCTTGATTAAAGTCACTGGTTTTGACACGCTGTGCTATCTCACCAGCTTGAACGGTCAAACTCGATTCAGCATTTTGCAAACGTGACTTCGCACTATTAACATCTGACTGGCTAGCTTTTAACGCTATTTGATTAGAGTGTATGTTTAGAGTTGCTTCTGCTGTACCAACCCTGTTAGTTAAAACATTAACATCAGTAGTGTTTGCTTTTAGAGCAATCTGATTAGCTTGTTGTGTGATACTTGTTTCAGCATTTTTCACACGCCCTGACAAAGTATCTACAGTGCTTTGGTTGGCTTTTTGCGTAATTTGACCAGCTTGCTGGGTGATAGAGCTTTCGGCTTGTGTGACACGCTGATTAGTCTTATCAACATCTGCCTTAGTGGCTAAAGTCTTAATAGTGTCATTGGTTTTAGAGATTTCCGTAGAAATTCCAGAAACTTGACTTTCTAACGCTTGTTTTGCGTCTGAAATAGCTTTGTTAGCACCAGAAATCTGTGTTTCTAGCGTCGTCTTTGCATCATTTACTAATTTATCAGCTTCCGCCACAGCTTGACTTTTAGTTGTTGCCAGTTTAGTTTCCGTTGCTTGTCTTTCAACTGTGTCTAGTCTCTGCGCTTCTGCAATAGCTTCATTTTTGTAGTCTAAAGCCTTCGATAAAGCATTAGCCGCATCTAACTTAGCTTGCTCACCAACTCGCTTCGCTTCATCAGCTAGCGACTTATTGACGCCAGCTTTTTCGAACAAATCATCAATGCCTTTTTGATGTTCAGCGTCATTGCGTTGCATGGTTTCGGTGACTGTTTTTAATTGAGAATCGATATCCTTTTTAAAAGATTCGACATCGTTTAAAACAGGATTATCTTCCCAGTCACTGCCATTCCAAAAATACATCAAAGTTCTATCGCCGACTTTTCGGTAGAAAATATCACCTTTAGTCAAACTTCCTTTTGGATTGTCAAGAGGAAACTCTGTGCCAAAGTAAGCAGTATTTTTACCATCTGCAGTAACCATAGCTTTATTAGCTTTAATTAATGCATCTTGCACTAATTGATTAGACTCACTTACTGATTTAGATAACTTAGTATAAGACGTTGATTGTTTTTTGACTGAACCGATGTCATTACAAGTGACTTTATGGGAAATTAAAGTTCCTTTGGAATCATACCGGCTAGTGAACGAAACGATGCGTAGCTTTTCTTGAAAACCTAGTGTTTCATTAATAGCCATGATGTAGTCGCCTGCAATAGGCTGTTTGTAATGATAGCCAGCTCGTATTAAATCTTCAAGATCAATTTGGGTGGAAATTGTATAAGAATCTTCGACATTGCGACGAACTCTAGCCAACAAAGATTGTGTATCAGTATATCTCTCATCAATAACTGGCTCACCTTCCAACCGACCGAATTCCTTCGCTAATGGTGATTCGTATTCAACTTCAAGACGACCTTTACTGTGATCATCAGGATTATGCCACTTTCCAAACCCTTTTTGATAAGTAATAAAACCACCGATATGTTTTTCGATGATTAACTCATTCATATTGAAGTTTTTTCGCACGACTGTCGATAGATCTGTCCCAGTTTTTTCTAGGATTCTAACAACCTTACCGTTTACTTGAAACTCTACGCTGGAGGTAGAAATGATATCGTTAAATAAAGCTAATTTAGACTTATATCCAAAAGATTGTTTTTCAAAAGCTTTTACATTTTGTTCCAGATTATAGCGATAACCAGTATCTTTAAAGATAAAATCAAGATAAGCTTGGAAAGTATGCGAGCCATCCTTCAACTGTTCATTAGCGACTTTTTTTGAAAAATCCCAAAAGAACTGATGAACCGCGTCAAAAGATAATTGAATCTTGTCGCCAACATCTTTAGGCTTCGCATATACAATAACAAAATACTCATCTTGGAACCGTAAACGCCAACCCTTATCTAAGTTATTAAGTACTGCATCATTTGAATAGATATCACCTTTTATTGACTTCTCGCCATTAACAGCGTTTGTAATCTCAATCGTTGCGATGGCACCATATTCATTATCAAATTGGTCTAAAAACGTGTACAAATAACACCCTCCTTTCTATTGATATAATTCAACAAAATTTAACAACTTAATCGTTCCATTGAAATTAGTCTCATATTTCAATGTTCCGTTTCTTTTTGGTGTTAATTCAAAATAAGCGTAATTAGTCTTATTATTGACAACCGAACCATTTTTACGGGTTTCAATTCCTGTCAATTTAAATGTATCGCCAGAATTCAAATCACCAACCTGAGTATAGGTAAATCGCCTTCCATCGATTTCTAAATAAAAGCCCGCTTGGTTACCTGAGGAGATCATTTCTACGATAAAAGGCCATTCCAATTGACTTAACTTAGCTGTCCCTGCATATGGAATTGTACCTCCTGACAGTGTAATAGTTTTAGGAATCGTCTCGCCATAAGGCAATTCAACCGTGGTAAATTTAAACGAAACATTATATTTAAGACCTTGAGAACTTTTTCCCATAAATGAAAAACTAATATCACCATCCACGACGACTTTATGACGATAATGCCATTTGGTTAAAACAACTTTCTGATCTAAAAAATCACCTTCTTTTTGGCCAGGTAATTCAAAATCATATAAGTCTGTATTAGTTGGTACTATTTTAGTGATATAAAATGGTGTTTCACCATATAAAAAACCTCTAAGTGCATCAATCTTTTGATAATAAGCTCGCAAGTTTTCTACTGCAATACGTGCTGATACGCTAATAGTTTTTTCATTAAAAGTAACTCCGTCAAAAATAAAACCATTGCGTCCTTTAACATTTCGTCTAGACAAGCCCGTAGAGGGTGATGATTCAGCTATTGCGATATGATAAAAGCCAAACTCAGAGAGCTTTACAATCTCCGAACCTTTTTCGATTAGTAAATCCATGTTTCCCCCTTAAACATAAACAAAATAAGAATCTTTGGTTTGTTCTCTAGATTCTTTTTCTTTAACACTTGTATAAATTTCATCACCAACAAGTTCATTGTGAACTTCAAATATCGGTTCTTTTATTGTTGTATTTCGTACCTCATCGGATAATGCATCGATTGAGGATGAGACTCCCTGATTACTTATATGTGCCGAAGTTACAATCTCGCTTTCCACACCGTATTTCTGATCAGTAACCGCATTGGCATAGTCACTACCTATGTCATTGATAGCCCCCATCCAATTAGCCATACCATTGTAAAAACCTTCTCCGGTGAATCCACCTAAAGCAGTCGTTACACGAGATGGAGAGTGAATGTCTAAAGCACGTCTAATGGTAGCAGCGACATTACTTGCTATTGAATTTGCAATAGCATAAATTCGTCCAGCAGAGCTAGCTAATCCATTGGCAAATCCGGAACCAGCCATGACACCGGCTGACGCCATTTGGCCAACTAAATTTCTAAAGATAGAAACAATACGATTACCCGCACTTGTCGCTACAGAAACGGCTCTATTCATTCCTGAGCTAATAGAAGAACTCAAGGCGTTCATAGCTGATTGAGCATTTGACTTCATTCGATTGAACGCTGATGTCATTGTGCTGTTCATCTTGTTAGTCTGAGATTGAACAGTTGAGGAAATCTTATTAAATCCAGATTGCACCGCGCTACTCAACCCATTCATGGCTGATTGCGCCGTTGATTTAGCTTTATTAAACGCATTCTGGATAGATGATGCCATCTTGTTTGCACTTGTGTTTGCTGAACTTGCTGCTTTATTCATTTCCGATGCCACATTATTAGATAAACCTGACATAGAACCTTTAGCACTATTAGCCATTGTAGACATATTGCTACTTACGCCACTGTTCATAGCACTTGCTTGAGAGGTGGCTGTCGAATTCGCAGTTGCCATGTTAGTGCCAACACCACTTGATAAACTAAGCGCTTGATTGACAGCATCTAAATTCATGTTTGACGCCGCAGTATTAACCCCAGCTGCCATATCTTGTGCCTGCGTAACAGCTGCTGTGTTAGCAAGGGCCATGTTCGCCCCAACACCAGTCGCTAAAGCTGATGTTTGATTTTGGGCAGACAAAGACATATTAGCTGCAGATGCATTGACATTGGTTGCCATACTTTGCGCTTGAGTGGTGGCATTCAAGTTGGCGTTCGTCATGTTAGTGGAAACATTATTACTTAATGTTTCCATATTCACCCCGACACTTGATGCCATAGTCGAAACGGTTGTGTTAACTGTTGCAGCTGCCGATGTTGTATCAGCACTAACCTTAGCGGTTGTTTCGCTACTCTTACCCGTTATAAAGTCGAAAGCACCTTGGAACCCATTCTTTATGCCATCCCAAACACCCGAAAGCGCACTAGGAATCGCACCCAACATCGCCTGACCAAGCCCCGTAATCAACTGAATACCTGCTTGAATGATTTGAGGTAACCCTTGGATGAGCGCCATCACTAATTGAGCAATAAGCTGAATACCTGCACTTATTAATTGGGGTATAGCTTGCATTAAACCACTAACGAACGATTGTAAAATAGACACTGCTGTCTGAACAATGGTTGACAAATTCGAGATAATCCCCTGAACCAAGGATACAATTATCTGAATCCCCCCTTGCAACAACTGTGGAAGTGCCGAAACAATACCTTGAATAAAACTAGAAATAGCTTGTGCTGCAATTGGTAATAACTGAGGAATCAACTGCACAATACCGTTTATCAAGTTGGTAATAATCTCAATACCTTTTGATAAGATAGTCGGCAAGTTTTGACTCAAACTAGACGTAAAACTAGTGATTATATTTTGCGCCTGAGCAACTATTTGAGGAATGTTTTGAACAATTCCATCAACAACATTAGCTAAAAAGCTCATCCCAATCGCAAGCAACTGAGGTATTGCAGTCAGTAAACTACTGATAAACGAAACTACAATTTGTAGTGCTGAACTGATAATAGATGGTGCTTGTTGTCCAAGCCCAGATAACAGACCGCTAATGATACTTACTCCCGCTTGGATAATCACAGGTAGCATTGTTGCTATGGTCGTCGCCAGTTTAGCAATCAAATCTGCACCGCTAGCCATCAGAGCAGGCAATTGAGAAACAATTCCTGTAACAAGATTTTGGATAATCTGAGGTCCTTTAGTGGTTACCAAATTAAGCATTGCATCAATCTGAGAACCAAATTGACTATTAATCAAACCAAGACCCGCAACAACCAAACCAAGTATAGCTGCTGGTCCAATAGTCGCCATGGCAACACTAGCAATACTAGCCATCACTGTTGTCATCGACCCAAGCACTGACATACCTGTACTTGCAGCGCTGCCAAAAACGCCAACTAGTCCAGTCATCTTACCTGCTAAAGCACCGATTAAGCCACCTGCACCACTAAAAGCACTTCCTAAAAGAGTGCCAAAAATGCCAATTTTTGCACCTAAACCGCCTAAAAGAATACCAATCTTACCAAGTCCAGATAGCAAGGGAAGAATGGTTGCAATTGCTGTTGCAGGATTTAACATTGCCCATGCTGCAATGGCCTTTGGTCCGATTTCACCTAACTTAGATTTAATTTGATCAATCGTTCCTTGCGTAACCTGTCCTGTTTTGGCAAATTCGCCAAGCGCTCGATTAACTAAATCAAAAGCGCCCTTGACTCCATTGGTAAAACCAGAAAAGTCAACGTTAATAGCTTCTTTGACACGGGCAAATGCTGCAACCAAGTTGGGAATCAAAGCGTTAACAGTGTTAAAAGCACCATTAATAGCAGGTTTAAAAGATTGAAGTGTTTCAGCAATTGTTTTAAGACCATTTGCCTTAGCAGCTTCATCAAACTTACTGATCATATCAGCTACGCCTTTAACAACAGCTGTACGTAAATTACCAAACGCTGTCCTAATACCGCCTGCTGAAGTTTGCGCCATTTGGGCAAAACCACCCTGAGCATCATTAAGCTCAATCATCTTATCCGCAAATTCTTGAGCTGTAATCTCACCGCTAGACAGAGCGCTTTTTAGTTCTTGTACTCCATCTGCTCCAAAACCGAATGATTCAGCCATTTTAGACATCAAACCTGGTGCCGCTTCACTGACAGAGTTAAATTCTTCGGCTTGGATTTTACCAGAACCTAAGGATTGGTTGAACTGTCTAAGCGCCTGTTCTGCACCTTCAGTTGTCGCCCCATAGCCAATCATGGCATTATTAAAAGCAAGGGCTAAATCAACTCCTTTATCAAGACTGCCAGTAGTAATTGACAACTGTTGAGCACTCTTGACGGCGCTGTCAAGTGGTGTTGGCAACCCCTCGATACCAGCAGATAATTTGTCGATAGCTGATTTAGACTGCTCCGCAGAGTAGCCAAATAAAGCCATCGTTTTAGGGAAACGATTCATCGTATCAACACGGCTAATCGCTCCATCCAGCGCACTTTTAACCATATCGATACCTTTTTTAGCAATAGCCATTAAGCTAAACGCTGAGATGATACTTTTAATCGTACTGCCTAACTTTTGACCTGCTGAACTGGCGCTAACAAACTTACTACTAATACCATTTAAAGCACTCGTTGCCTTCGAACCAAGGGTTGAAAAGCCAGAACTCAAGGAACTAGTCATCTTGGTTGATAAACGGGTCACAGAACTCGCAATCTTTCCAGTAAAACTATTACTGATCCTATCTGCTGTACTGTTAGCTTTAGATATAAGACTACTAAAAAAGCCAGACCACGATTGCAAGGCAGGATTTAGAACCTGACCACCTAAAGCATTTGATAATCTCGCTCCTAAACGAGAAATACTATTTTCAAAATTTAACGTCAGTGAAGATAGTTTACTAAAAGCTGAGGCAAAAGGAGCGGGTAGACCACTAGCGGTCTTGCTAAAATTCCCAGCGAGAGCGGTCAATTTAACAGATATTCTAGCAGTTAAGTCATCAGTACTAGAAGCTAACTTAGCAAAAAGTGACCGTATTTTACCGATATCAAATGCATTTGATAACTGCATTTTCGTTTTGTTTGCAAAACCAGACAAACTCGCAGAAATTTTGTTAAAAGCGGGCTGGACATATCCTGCCATTTTTTGTAAGCCAGCCTTTATCGGATCAGGCAAACGTTGACCGATGTTAGACGCCATCCGTTGTAGTTGTCCCAAAGACAAATTGACACCAGTTGAAAAAGCTTTGCCAAGTCTTTGCCCTAAAGACTGTCCGTTATTAGCTAGCTGAGACATGATTTGACCGACCATACGAACAATACCATTCGAACTATTAACAGCAGCATTTTGCGCCTTCTGAAACCCTCTCTGGGTAGCCGACGCAATCCTGTTCATCGCAGCTTCATAGTCCTTAGTATCTGCTCCAATATAAGCATAAATAGAACCATCAAATACCGCCATAACATCACCTCCTATCTATTTTTTATTCATGAAATGGTTATTCAGTTGTTCTATCTTCTTAACTAAATCAGATTTAGCTTGAGCTTGATTAGTTTTTGGATTAAAGATTTGAACAATCTTATCGTGTTGTTTTTTCTTACTGAGTTTTGATTCTTTAACACTTTTAGCATTTAAGGTGTATCGTAATTCGAGAGCTAAACCAGATAGATTTTCTCTATCTGTTACCACTTTGTGATGAAGCCCTTCCAAAATGGCATTTAATTCCCATTTGTTGCAATTGTAGATGGTTTCTAACTCAGTAAAACCTAAACTAGCACACTCCGTTAAGATAGTGCGTTTTTCATCGTACCAATAATTTCTTCTGTTGCTGCCACTTGGAGAGCTTTGTCCTCGCTGTCTTCCTGAACTTCCATGTAACGTAGCGCCTTTTCCATATTTTGAATATAGGTCGAAATCTTCTCTTTGAAAAAACCAGAATCTACCATTTCTGTTTTGACTTCTTCAAAAATAGAACGATAAGCTTCCGCTTCATCAAGTCCATCATTATCCACTTTTTCGTCAATATAACTGCCGATAGCTGAAACAATATCTTCTTCAGATACCTTCTTAGCAGACTTTGGTAAAGCCAAACGAATAAGAGAAACAAGACCATCATCAGAACGATTGATAATTTTGGTAAACAAAGCACCAACACCATCATTATTTCGCTCTCCAGTTTGAGGATTGACTGTAGACATCTCCTTATCAACTTTAAACATCATTCCATAATTAAATGTGATGTCAGCAACTGCATTCTTAACTGTAATTTCCATTAGTAACCTCGTTTTTAATTAAAAATAAAAAGGGCAGTAAGATTCACTACCCTTTGCGCTTAAACTCCCATTAATATTAATTTTGTTCTTTGATGATTGAATCGTAATCTCCCGTAGTCTCGCCAGGATTTTGATAATCATAAACTGAGTTTAAGAGTGCAACTTCTTTTTCAGTCAATGGGAATTGCCCGTCTTTCAAAGCGCCAACAATATTGGCCTCATAACTCATCTCTACAAAATCAGTTGTACCTGCAGAACGTTCAATTTCACCAATTTTAGCATATCCAAACTTAGCGGGATAAACATCTAATTGTTCCTCGTTCGTTGTCTTTACTGATTCATCAACGATAACTTCCCAAATTTTGATACTATCACCAGAACGTGATGCATCTTCAATTGTTTTAACCGATGGATCAGTTGGAGCAAAATACGTTGTTAACTCAATAGTGTGTTCATCGGTTGACTTTTCAAGCAAACGCCCTTGTTGTGTTTGCTCATCCAGATACTCCCCGCCGAGAGTTGTTGTACCATCTGTACGATAAGCCGGTAGAGTTGCCGGATCACCAACCTTAGCATGTACCGATTGAATAAAGTAAAAAATCTTACTTCCTACAATTGGTTTACCGGTAGTAATTGTAACTGCCATATTAATTATTCTCCTTTTTTATAAAATTGTCTCAGTTAGTGTAATGGAGATATGATAGACCTCGCGACCTATACTGTTATCCATCAATACATTAGCTGTTAGCTTATTTCTGCCAAGTAGCCTCATAGCTTTACTTTTTATTTCTTCAGCATTTGTTCGACTATCATTAGGTAAAAAGATATCGATAGATACTGTTGTATCTTCAATTAATAGGCCTGTTTGAGCTGTTTTAGTGGTATCGCTACTATTTGTACCAATGACCAAAAAAGGCTCTAAAACAGAGCTATCAGGCAAATAAAAATGGGTCGGAATCCCTAAAGGAGCCAACCTTGTTTTTATTGAGTTTAAATGTAACGTTGACGGCGAAAAAGTAATAGCCATCACCTACTTCCTAAACATTTTCGATAAACGTTTCATCAAAATCGGCGCTTCTTCTTGTAGTGCAGGATGAATGAATGGTTGAGCCATCATCTTACGAGTCCCTTTTTCAACGTAGATACTGTATTCAGCAGGACTAACTACAACATACTTCAAAACATCTTGATACATGCTGTATATAGAGTTAGACATCCAACCTGTATCCCAAGGTGCATAGATTTTAGCTTTTCGTTCGACACGTAAGCTTGAGCGATTAAGTTCAGACTCAACGGCTACCTGTGCTTCGCGGCCTTTCTGTCTGACCATTCGCTCGAACTGTCCAAGGCCTTTAAGTTTGTAAGTAATACTCATAAATAGATAACCGTACTATTTTTGTGATAAGTTTTCCCTTTGATAAATCGTTCCTGACCATCAAAAATAATAGATGAAAAATCACGATGGATTCCTAGCAAGTACAATTTAAAAGCATTCAAATCATATTTACCAAATAATCCCATTTGTTCTGCATTAGTCAATGAACCCCGCATACAAGGGATTGGTTGAGATTTATCTTTGACTTTTTTACTTCCAAGGAAATCATCAACTTCTTTTTCACTTATCAAAATAACCCTTTCGTTATAAATCATAAGTACTCCTTACATAAATCTAGCAATTCCTCTCGCTCGATAAGACCTGCCTAAGTTAGCGAGAATATTGCGATACTCGTCCAAGTATGAATTTTCCCACTTAAAAGACCTACCTTCTTCTGAATCAGCAGTCGCACCTTCTGAATTCAGTTTATTGTATCGTTTAATGGCTACATCACGGACTACAAACGTCACTGAATCAGGTAACTCAGTAATTGTATTATCAAACATACTGTTAGCTTCCGCTAAAATCCTATCAATACTATCTTCAATGATCAGTAAAATTAAATCATCCTGTAAGTTATCAGTGATACCTTTAAAGAGTTTAACTTCACCTAAAATACCACTTTTATCCATGACGTTTAAGCTCCTGATACTTTAGCTACTGGTGCTTCAATGGTTGCTTCGATGACACCAGTTGGAACTTCCGCAAAAAGTGTATTAGCACCAAAGAATACTGATTCATAAGTCAAATTATTCAATTGACGATCACGACCTGCAGCAATCAAACCAGTTTCATCAGTATAATCAGCAAATAGATTACCAAGATCACTAGAGTTAACATCGAGATAAGCCAAAACAAGGTTATCTACTGCAGTAGAATATACTTTTCCTTTTGGAACAGATGGCATCACGATGACATTTTGCATACCAAGGAAGTTTTTCAAAAGCGTTAAACCGAAAGCGTTAGAAGCATCAGCACCTACACCAGTATTACCAAGGTAATCAGCGACATCAAGTGAGCTAACAAAAGAGACGATTGGTGAACCTTCGAACTCATTGAATGTTGCTAATTTCCCCCACGATTGAGCCAAAGCCCCTTGTAAACCTGTTCCTGTAACCTTAGTAGGTTTAGATTTTAGGAATGTAAAGAAATCAGTTTTGATTTTATTTTGGATTTCACGCATCAATTTAGCGTCTGCTTGATCAATAGCCATAGAAGCACCATGGCGAGCGATAGCTTCAGCCGATACTGCTCGACGTTTCTTAATCCAAGCTACTTCGTATTCCTTATCTGGAGCGTAGGTAACTTTTGAAAGCGGAATTGTTTCACCCTCAGCAACTGAAGATTCATCTACAGTTGTAGTCCATTTATACGTTTTGATTTTCATGTCGCTAGACAATGCTTCACGACGTGTCACTCCTAAAAGTTGTAAAAGTTCATTGATGTTGGTGGAGAATTTATTAACAAAATCAATTGATTTAATTTCTCCTAAATCATTCATGGTTGTAAGATTAGTTTCTGCCATGTTCTATCATCCTTTCTTAAATAAATGCATGTTCTCTGCAATCAAACGCTGACGTTCATTTGTATCAGAGATAGCCATAATGTCCTGTTTAGACATTGCACCGGCAGTTGAGCCCGTCTTAACTCTAGACTGCGTTAATCGTTCATCAACACGTTTCTCAACTGCTTCATCAAACACTGTGCGGAGATTAGAGATATTATCCTTAACTGATTCTGCAGTATCAGCCATGACGATATCTAAAAACTCTGCAGGCAAGCCTTCTTCAGATAATAGCGAACGTGCCTCGATTCTTAGCTCTTTCATTGCTAAATCATGCTCACGTTTTTCCAATTCAGATAGACGTTTAGCCTGTTCCTCTTTGTTACGCTCATCCTTAGAGAGTTTCGCAAGACGCTCACCTTCCGACTGAGCCTTTTGAATTTGTTCTTCTGCATATTTTTGTGCCTTCTTAACAGCACGAGCAACACGAGCTTCTACAATATCATCTAACTCTTTCTGAGTAAACGTCTTGCTTTCTTCAGTAGTCGTCTCTGGAGTGTCGACTGTTCCATTTTCGACTACTTCTGTATTGTTAGTTTCTTCTGCCATAAGACAGTCCTCCTTGTTTTAAGTCATGTCTGACTATTCCATCCAGCTTTTTATGTCGTCAGCACGTTTTGGACAAAAAGAAAACCGTATGGAATCACATACGGTTAGTTATTTACGTTTCAAAAATTTCTTTTTCCTGCTTTTCTTAAGATCAGCAATATCATCTTCAAGGATTTTCTGATAGGTCTCTACAGCGTCGAATCGCTCATTAGTAGCTTTAACATTTCGTGAGTTGGTTTGATAAAGCTTTTCAATCAATTTGGTGTGCCGTTTGACAGCATCCATAAGCAGCACATTTGTAGCAGTTAACTGCGCCACCTTGTTTTCAAGAGCATATTTCTTTTTAATACGTTTATTCATTATTACCTCCTAATTTAGGTACAAAAAAAGCACCAAATGGTGCTTGAAATAATTATCAACCAAAGCCGTGGACAATTTTGTCAGGTAGTGTTTTTCCTTTTAAGACGCTTAGAGTTAAAGTATCTTTTACAAAATCTGAGAATTTACCAAGGTTATCCCCATCATAACTATAAACAGAGGTCGTTTTATCAACAGTAGCGATTCCTTTGCTGGTTCCACTAATAGCTGAATATTGCCGTTCCTTATCAGTATCTTTAATTTTATAAAGTGAAATCATTTGAGCATCAATTTTAGCCATAGTTAATCACCTTCCTCGTAGTTATATTTTTGGTTAGCTAATTTGTGGGCATCGTCATAGGCCATTTTAAAAACATTCATATAATAGTGCTCTAAAGCTTCGTGTTTAAGCATCGTTGTATCATTCTCAACAATATCGCCAATCATCAAACGCTGAAGAGATAATGCCATGTCGTAATGAGGATAAAAAGTTCTCATTCGATATTCAAATTCCTCACTATCCCATAACATATACTGATTATCTAGAATATGTTCTAAAGCAGTATAGACTGTTTCTTTATTTACTCCGCTACGTTTTGATATTTTAGAAACAACCAAATTTCTTTTCGAGTTACGTAACTGATTATAATAACGTTCAGCAAATTCATCTTGTTGTTTTTTAATATCTCCCCTTTTGGAAGATATGGCGCCACTGCCCTTCATGCCTTGATTATACGACTTTTCTTCCACAGAATCAAGCGATGCAGCATCCAATTCATCGTCATCAGGGATAATTCCTGACCGACAATTATAGTGAAAAGGTGGAGCTGTTACACCAGCCTTAAATTCAGACAACTCATAACGCTTGTCCTCTTCAGCAATTGCACGACAAGTTTCAGTTGTCCTTTCATCTAGATGAACCATAATGCGATAATATTTCAATCCTGCATCTTGATAACGTCTAGCCACTGAATTAGCAATGACTGCTGTGCCATCAGTTCGCACTAACGTTTGAGCCCGACTTTTCGCTACGTTATATTTACTAGCAATAGCCTGCGCCATCGTCCGAGGATTCTCACCTCGGATGAAACCTCGGCGCAAAGTTTCTTTTAAATCCTTTGCTAAGTTATCAGTATGCTTCCACAAATCTTCTGAATAATTACGACCATTTATCGGAGTTCTTGCTAATTCTTCGATAGCTGGAGTATTAATACCGACCGCATGACCTCCCATTGCTTTTCGATAAGCATATTTAGCAACACCTTTTAAATAACTTCCAAAACTTTTTTGTAGTTTGCTATTTAGTATTCCAATACGATACGTTAACTCCAAGTTTAACATCTCTAAACGCGTTGCTTTAGCCGATGTGTATTGCTCATTAAGTCGTTCTAATAATTCAGGGTCTTTTTCAGCCTGTTTAAAGTATTTTTGAGCGTTCGATTGATAATCAGATAAATCTTCATTTCTCAAACGTTCCATGGCTCGCTCTACTGCTAATCCATTTTCATTAGCATATAAACCGTAAAAAGCATAAAGCTCTTTTTGAATCTGGGCTGATTCATCAGCATATAATTTAGTCAGTTCTGCAAAAAAATCAAAATCAGTCTGATCTACATAACGTAAAATATCAACTATACGATTTTGCCAGTAATCAAGGCGTTTCATGGACATATCTAAAACCTCCTAGTCTAGGGCTAGGTTCTTCTTTCTTGCCTTCTTGGTCTTTCAAGCGCTGCATCTCTTTTTCTGCATCAACACCAGTTACCAGATTTAGTATTTCGAAGATAGTCTGATCACTCACCATTCCATACAATGTTTTAGCAATCGTTACTAAATCATTGTTATTTTTCGGAATATTTGGCGTAAAGACAATGGATGTACGATTAATAGCGTCGTAAGCGACAGAATCACTACCTTTTATCTTCCAAATATTGACAGCAAGCCTTAGTCGTCTCATCAGCCCCCTTTTAAAGAGCCTCTCCCTTTTAGCTCTGTAATTATCCGATGCCATAAGTTTATACTTCATAGCTTCACCAGTTTGTGTACCTGCAAAACTTTCATCGGTGCTATCTGGCGTAAAAGTAAAACGTAAGATATCTTTGACCAATCTATTCTTGTAAGCTTCGGCACCCGTAGCATCGTATTCTTTCTTGAGATAGTAGGCATCAGGTTTAGCACCATTTGGGTTAGGATTATCATCAAGAATAAGCACCTTAGCCTTTTTATAACCAATTGAAATAGCCAAACGACCATTTGGATTAATACGACCATCTTCCAGAAAATCTTTTTCCTCAGCACCAGTGTATGGATTGCCAGTAATTACCAAAATGGCATCATTGCTATCTTGCTGGAAGTTAGCCAATTCAGATTGTGATAAATCATAAGCATCCATAGCATCTAATACGTTCTCAAATGCTCCTGTACGATCGCTATTATTGCTATATTCGTTGATAGGCACACCATTGAAGAAATGTTCTTCGTCATCTACTAGGTGCATTCCTAGCTCTTCTTGATTATCATCAGTGTAAGTATAAATCTCACCAGAAGTGTAAACCACATACACCTCTTTTTTATGGCCATCACCATAATCGACTGTGTAATAATTAACACCAAAAAGCGAATTTCTTTCGTGAGTATCATCATAAACAACAAATGTTTGTTGCGGATCAAGCTTATATAATTTGATTTGAACTGGACTGGATTCTTCCTGTTTGTAAGTAGCCAGCAACTCATAAGCACGACCATAAATCGATAAATCTGTCATCAACTCAATGTTGTGATATTCCTCATTTGTGACTGAGCTAAATTCTTCGATTTTCTGTTGAATAACGGCATCCTCATTTTTGTACTCTACAGGATTCCCTAGCATATACCCTTGTTCGAAAATCGTAATATATTTAGCAAAATCACTAGCAATTCGATTATCAGCTGCAAATTGATCTGTCTTGTCGGGTCTATACTTGATATTGTTATCGCCAAGATAATATCGTTTCAACTCTTTCAATCGTTCGAGTTGTGTTTTATGCCTTGATACATAGCGTTTAAGTTGCTCAATCCATTTTTCTGATTCAAAATCAACAATCTCGTAGTCTTCGGTTCTCATGATGATTTGATCATTGGATTGGGGACTGAAACGTGTACCTTTTAAAAAATTCACTTCCATAAGTAGTCACCTTTAAAAATAATATTTAGCATTTTCCATCCTTTTTCTAACGGATTTGTTTTGAAAAATCCTATCCTGTGCAGCGTACCTAATTGCATCTATGCAATGGTTGTAACTATCTACTGGCTTGTTGATGTACTCATTCGTTTTCTTATCTTTTTGCCAAGTATAGTTTTCCAGTTCCTCAATAGTCTTCACACACCGTTCATCAACGACAATGTCATACTGCAAAAGATACTGAATGCCTTGCATAACAGTTCCTGGTCCTTTCTGGACATCAATCATTCTAGGTATACCTAAATTACGCAACTCCTGATTCGATTTCTTTTCAGCAGAATCTCCCCTGATTTCCTCTTTGGCATATCCTAAACTTTTGATAGCTTCGGCTATTTTGTCATTTGTCAGGTTCTTTCTAACGTACTCCTCCATGATGTAGAGTTGCTTATTTTCATCATCAATCTTGATGTGCATAAAGGCTGAAGGGTCATTGATAAAACCGTAGTCCAGACCAAAGTAAGACGGCAAATGCGCCAGCTTGTCCTTGTTAAGTAGTCTTTTCTCATACTTTGGAAAGACCAGCTTGTCAAGGGTAGCAAATTCGCCCAGGGCATAGATTTTGTAATAAGCTTCGTTCCTGTTTGCCAACTCCTCGATATTCTCTTTAGTCACTTCATCCAAAAAGCGATTATCTTTGTAAGACGTATGATAGACAACAGTATTTTTAGGAGATTTTACAAAGAAAGCATTATAAGTCCAGTTGACTTTAGAGACTGGGTTAAACATCAAGTAGATTTGCTTTTGCTTATGCTTGCGATCACGCAGACGAAGCGTTAACTGCGTGTAATCATCTAAGGTAAATTCAGACGCTTCTTCCATGACGACATCTGATATGCCTTTGATAGATTTGATTTTCTCTGGGTTGTCAAGCCCTTTAAAAATAAACTGAGCGCCATTTGGCAACTCAATCCTGTACGCTGAATTATTAACTTTGCACTTGTCTAGCAACCCCCAAACACTAAGACATTGCTTCACGTCCTCAAAGATTGAATCATAGACGGTTGAACCAACCTTACGCAAAAAAAGCACCTTGCGAAGGTGCTTCCAGTCTTGACACGATTTAAAGACAATTTTCTGAATCACGCCATGACTTTTACCACTTGAAGCTCCGCCATAATGGACTTCCGTGAATGTGTCATAGTCATAGAGTTTATCGTAAATATGCTTGTTAAATACTCGGCTAGGGTACTCAATGGTAATATTGATTTTTGACTTAGTCTTCATCAGCATCCCAATCACCTACTTTAATATCAATATTACGCTGTGTGATGTCGATATTAGTTTGATACATCCCTTTAGATCTAGCCGCCTTGTCAGCAGCATTCAGACGGATAGATAAGTCTGCTGGCACTTCCTTTACGACCTGTTCGCCTTCGCCAACGCCAACTAATTTAACATCTTTGATTTTCCCACGAACAACATCAGCCCAGAACTGTTCAATTTCCAAATTCGATAAAATTGATAATTCTGTTTGTCGTTCATCAAAGGCCAATTTTAATTTTTCAACGACTGGTGGAATATGTAGGAACTTTTCAGACCCACCCAACATCTTATGCGCTGTTGTATGAGCACTTTTCTCGCTAAAACCAGCCTCTTTAGCAGCTTCAGCAGCGTTTGAAAAACCATTAGCCATATAATTTAAGATAAATGATTTCTGTCTACTTCTAGAGGTAGACCAGTCCGACATTAAATCCAAAGCATAAGTTTTAAGCTCGTCGATTAATTTTTGATTTTGTTGTGACATCGCTACCTCCTTTCAGACATAATAAAAAGCCACATTCTAAAACGTGACATTTTTTGTATCAAACTTTTTCTAAAATTTTTACACCAATGACTTTTTCACTTAATGGACTAGTGGGATCAAAAATCACTCTTTTTTTACAGATATATTTAACTTTATGTAAGACCCCCGATTTTAAGAATTCAGGATAATGTAAATCTTTTGCTACCTCAAACTTATATTCAGCATTATTAAACGACTCACTATCGGATATTTTTATTTTCCCTGTGTAATTATGTGAATTTAAAACAGTAATTTCACCAGTTACTTCAAATACTTCATCCGTTAGATAGGTTCTCTGTTTAAATAAGTCGGCATTTTCTAAATTTAGAGTCAAATCGTCCTCTTCGGTCCCGAAATTTATGGAATTTACTTTTTGGTCAACTGACTTAGCCATATCCCCAAAGTGAGGAGCCAATTCTTGCCCTAGTTCTGTAACATACGAAGGAAATTCCTGATTAATAGTAACATCATTACCATTATTAATTATAACAATTGCCTTATCTCCTATGTTTGATATATCCACACTTTTCCCTTCTTTCTTAGCTTTAGCAATAGTTTTGACAAAATTAAATGAATTTAATACGCATTCCCAAACTAAATCGCCATGTTCTCCTACAACTGGAACTAAAGGTAAAATATACGTTTGAGTAAAAAGGATAATATCTGCTTTAAAAGAACCTGCTCTAATGTCAGTTATATAAACTTTAAAATCCTCATTATTAGATGTTGTCATTTTGTTCTGACTGGTCAAAAATAAATAAGTTTTTTCTGATATTTTTTCAAAGTTTTGTAATGCTCTTATAAGATATTTTAATTCATAGCCTTTTTCATCATCCATTGCATCTCCAGAAATATGCAACTCAATTCTCTTTTCACCATTATATTCCATTCAAATATTCTCCTATATTTTATCTCTTTAATAATACTATTAAAGAAGCCCTTATACAATAGGGTATAATAGGCTTTTTGATAAAATATGAAGTTTGCAATAAGTGCAATAGGAACAGCAGGAATCGAACCTGCACATAGCGTATCGACGTGGACGTCACACGTACTTGCTCAGGGCGCTACCCTCGCCATTTTCCAATCATGGCTCATGTTCCTAAAATAGCGGGTTTGACTAATATAAAACTTTGCTGTAAATAAATACGCTGATTCAACCATTGTTGCTTCTCGCTATTTCGATAATACTATAATAGCAGACTTATTTGTACCATAGAGGTATCAATTAAGTATTTATTCAGTATTTTCTAGTATCAAATTCAGCTTTTCTTTAGCAATTCTTAGATTTTTAAAGTACTTATTTCTATTTCTGATATCTAGATAATCCATAGCTTCATCGTAATTGTCACATTTTAAGTAAGTGACATTTAAGATGTGTGCTTGTATCATAGGCAACTGCATAATAATACTTGTAATTTCTTCTCTGCGTTTGATTAATTTATCAATCTCTGCTTGATGATACTCTGTTTTATCAATGACTTTGATATTTTTATCCTCTTGCGATTGTCTCAATCCTCCCGTAACTCGCATATCTGACCACTGCGGAGCCGTTAGCAAAGCCCCTCTGATAGCCTCAGAATCTTCAGCAAGCGTCTTGATGATCTTAGGAATAATTCTCAATTCATTTAATAATTCTTCTGCTCTAGTTTGATCTTTACTCACCTTCAACCTCCGTGATATCGTGATATAATAATAGTGCTAATGTTCATTAACACGGAGACCGGCCAGTGCTGGTCTTTTTTACTATTTGCTTTTTTGATTCCAAAGGTGTATACTAAGTGTATACGCAAGGAGGGATACTCATGAATACTGTAAAAACACGTAAAGTCGGCAATTCACTAGCTGTTACCATACCTAAAGAACTAGGGATTGATGAAGGTAAAGAATTTGTTGTCTACAAGGGCATTGATGGCGTTATTGTATTAGCACCTAAAATCCCAAACCCATTTGACAACATGGAACCGTTCATCATGGAAAATGACTTTGAAGGGGTAACACTGCTTGAAAATGAATGATAAGTACATCCCACAAAAGCAAGACATCATTTGGATTGATTTTGACCCCGCTGTTGGCAAAGAGATTCGAAAACGCCGTCCAGCTCTTGTTGTTTCTAGCTATAAGTATAGTAAAACGACAGGTTTTGTCGCTGTCTGTCCAATCACTCATGGCGCAAAAGCATTAGAAAGACGAGGACTTTCCGTTCCCATCACATCCGATAAAGTGGATGGTTCTGTCAATCCCATGCAGCTATACACCTTTGACTATAGAGCTAGAAACGCCAGTAAAATTACACAACTAGATACTTGGAGCTTTCAAAAAGTCGTCCAACTTTACAATTTCATATTTGAATAAGTCAGTATTTGCTGGCTTTTTATTGTCCCCTCTCCAAAATATACTGTGGCACCTTATCGCCCTTATCCAAAAACTGCGCTTCGTCTTCGTTAATCAAAAATCGTCCATAGCCGACAACATCAATATAATCCTCGCCAACTGCTGAAATATACCCCACACCTCCAAATGCTTCAGGTAATTTTGTGACACGTTCGGAAAGGCGTTTATTTTCTTCTCTAAGCCCCTTGTTTGCTTTTGTGGTAGATAGTGCCACCCATAGGCTTAAAAGCGTACAGGCGATTAAAATAGCTTGGATTAGAGGGTTTAAATTAAAAGGTTTATGTTTCATTTTCTAACTCCTCAAAATCAACATAATAGAAATTGCGATAGCTACCATAATCAATGACAAGTTCACCGTTACTATGCCAAAAGTGATAATAATGCAGTGTCCACTCTATATGCTTTTCAACGATGTCAAAAGCTTCTTTGTCCGTCTGACACTCGCCAATCAATGTGCGAGACTCATCGTTCCCATGATAAACTTTCATCACTCTACCTCCTCAATGTCAATTTCAATCCGATATTTTCCTTTGATACCACTCAATCCACCATACTCAAAAGACAAACGTTGTATAATCTTGTAATTATCATCTATCCAAAGACCGCCCTCTGTATAGCCGTCAATCAAAGCTTTAACAGTTGGATATAAATTTGGTGGGTCTAACCGTCGTCTTGTCGGACTAAATACTGTTACGACTACTTGACAAGGACAGCTCTCGGAAAAACTACCCTTGTCTTCTGGTCGTATGTCTGCTTTAGCTAGATATTTCAATTGCTTGGTTATCTTAGCTTGCTTGTAATAGTGCAATCGGTCATTTGAGTTCAGCATCTGTTTATGTTGTTTAGTGTTTGATAAGATATACTCAAACTTCATTAATTTCATTTTCAAATCAAAATCAAGCCCGCCTTTAATTGTGTGAGAATATGGCTAAGACGGGGCTTGTGAAATCCTTATAGCATTCGATTTAATCGTTAACTACAAATCGTTTTCTAGTTCGCTTTTTTCGTGATTCACGGCACGTTATTTATTAATCAAATCATTCAAGCTGATTACTGCATTCAATCTTTTCTTGCTTCTGCAATAATCGCAACGTCCACATGTTTTCGGTTTCTGCTTGTCTTGGATAACATCCCAAACTTCCACGATGTCAGCTTTCAGCTTATTTAGACCTTCTTCTAGCCATTCGTCGTCTATCTTCAAAATATCCTTGTCAGGAACGTTTTCCTTACTGACCGCAACGATGTACGGTCGGAAATCTTTCCCTGTCATTTGCTTCAACAGGTCACGATACAGCCCGAGTTGACCGTGATAGCCAAAATTAAGGATATTGTTAACTGCCGCTGGAACACGTTTCCTTATGTCATTGTTCCATTCTTCGGCATAGAGAGATTTCATGGTTTTCAAATCCACAAAATAACCACGACTGAGATTTACACTATCTAACTTACCTTTAACTGGCACGCCTTCGATGTCACCAAAGACAATCATTTCTTTTTTGACATCGTCACCATGATACCCATGATATAAACTGCTAAACCCATCATCTGTTTTTAAGGAATAAATCATCTCCTCTGCAATCACAAAATCTGCTTTTAGATGACCTTTGTTTTTTCCAGTTTTAGCAAGCAACTTGTCGCCATTTTCTGCTAAAAAAGCTTCGTGAGCTTCGGGGCTTTCGAAATAGCTGTGGACATAATTGCCAAGCAAAAGCGGTGTCTCGTCACGATTTTCTGTCCAGCTACCATTGTCCACGGCATATGCTTTAGCTTGGCATTGTTGGTATCGCTTGAAGCGGGAGTTAGTCAGATAAGACGTATCTTGATAATAATTTTCCTGTGTTAGTTGTTTCATCGTCGATTATTCCTTAATTTGAGTTGTATTTCCTTCAAAAAAGCTCATTTCTTCGTAAACTTCACTAGTTTCTTGTTCAAAGTTGGGAACCTCATCAGTTGAATAACCTTCTTCCGTCATTTCTTCACTGGTTGGAATTGATTCCTCAACTGGTGTCACATCTTTAGGAGATGTTTTTGGTTCTTCCTTAACCTCAACTAGTTCAGTTGGTTTAGATTGGTTTTCAATCGGATCTCCAAGGATAGCACCCAGCGTCTCAACTGGTTCAGTCGGTGTCACATCTTTAGTTTGACGGTCTTCCTCGTACTCGTTTTCTGTTGTCCTATTAACTGCATCGATGAACAAGTCATTATCGTCGCTGGTATTAAAGAATTGTTTAGCAGCACGGTTGATGACTGTACGCTTTGCCATTTCTTGAGGAAAATTATTTTGGACGTTCTTTGTTTTAGCTTGCGCCCAAGATTTGTCGATTTCCTTTTTGGTCATAACTGTTAAGATTTTTTCCCCATCCACTTTTTCGATAATGCAATAAGCACCGATGATAGCATTGTCTGCGTTCATCCAATCTGTATCATGACTGACAAATACTTTTCGACCATTTTCATTTTTGATTTTAAAATCATCACCTTCGTAAATAACTTCCGCAAAAATATCTTTAACCTCTGGAAGTTGTTTCACCACTTTCATTGTTCCAAAATATGAGCGATTAAGTTTCACTGTATTACCGTAAGGGATAAAATAACACTGCGTTTTAGCTGGACTAAGCCCCTGTGTCACCATATCTAATAAAGCGTTATAAATACTTTCTGATGTACATGTTTCAAGCAAGTTCCCGCTACCAGAATTTTTTAAAGCGTAGTAAGCTGAGCTGAGAGCGTTACTCACACTGTAATTAGGGGCAATTAGCAACCCCTCACCTCTCATTGCTTGGATTCTTGTTGCCACATTTGATGTGACTTGTTTTTGAGTCAATTCATTAGTCATTTTATTCGTCCCTTCATCTTCCTAAGTCTCCAATTTTCAGCAGTTAGTTCTTTGTTTCTCTTACTTAGCATTGCGATTTTATCTGCTTGTTGATTGATCACGTCTCCAAGTTCCTCCATCAACTCAAAGTATTCTCGTATTGCCATTTCCATCATCGGATAATTTTCACTTTCTCAGCTTTTTGTAGTTTTTCAAGCGCATCTTCAAGCGACATGTCCAATCTGATAATAGCTTCACTGTCATCGGTAGTGTTAAACGACAGAAGTGTAATAGTTTTTCCATAATGGTTGTTTCTTTCGCTCAATCCTCTGATGTGGTCTGGATTGATGTAATTCCCATCTAAATTTACTAAAATCATAATTGCACCCACCCCTCTTCAAGTCTGTAATCGTGTAGTTCTTTTATAAAGGTTTTCACCTCTTTAAGTTCGCTCACTAACTCGCTTTCGTTCTCTAGACTTAAATGCAAAATAGCTTCATTAATCATCTCATTCACGTCCAGAAATTTATCCATGTACTCAACCAAATCTAAGTCTTTCATGCTGTCTCACCTTTCCAATACTCGCTAAGGTCAACACTCATAACTGCTGCAAGATTATTCTGCTCTGTCAAAATCTGCTTACGATATGGTGCTGTACCTGCCATGCGCTCGTCCTCATTCCGTGGGATATAGTATCCGCTTGGTTGCGTTTTCTTCGCTACAATCGGATGTTTGTAAAACACTCTCAAAGTCTCAATGATTTCTTCTAGTCCACGCTTTGATAAGCCAATCTTCTCTTTAATTCGTTTAGCTTTGACTGGTTCTTCAAACGTGCCTTTGTTAACAATCATGTTCAGTACATTCGCTTCTACTGCTGTCATTTCTCTAGTTTCTGTCATTACTTAATACTCTTTCAAATAAAATATCTGTCGCTTCTTTTGATGTGATCCCAATACCATGAGCATATAAATTAATCGGGTTCATGATTGGCTTAACACCATCGACAACTTCTCCTTTTTTTGTGTATTCCACAAATTTGTTAAACGTCTCTTGTGTTGCTGTCCTGCCATAATGTTTTTTGATAATACGGTGATAGTCTTCAAAAAGCTGTTGGGTCATCGGAATAATCCTCCGTAACTTCTACTTTCAAGCTATCCAAATCTGGGGCTTTGTAATCAGGATTTGACCATTCAGGGACGTTAGTTTTTTGTGGAGCAGTGGTTGATGTTTTGGATTTTTGTTGTTCAAACTCTTCTTGCTCTTTGTTAGCTTGTTCGACTGTTGTAAAACCTTTTTTCTTCCAGTTATCCAGAATGCTAAAAGTATAAGCTGGCGCTACAATTCCTTGTTCGGTTGTTCTAATAACTGCTAGCTTTACCAAATCCATATCCATTCCCTCAAGTCCAATATAGTCAAGTAATCTTTGGATGTGGTTGTCATTTGCTTTTAGTCCTTCAGCTCTGATAAATTGACCAAAGTTGAGATTTGATTTTGGTGGTGGATTATATCCTCCACTATCCTCACCTATCCTATCCTTACCTATCCTATCCTTACCTATCCTATACTGGGCGGACATTTGGTTGTCATTTGGTTGCCACTTGGTCGTCACTTGGTTGTCAAGTTGGTAAACACCATTATTATCAAGGGATAGCAGGCTTCTCTCATCAGTATAGATTGTTGGTTTAATCCTATCTTTGCGAATTTTATTGTTAACGTTCCAATCTTTAACAACAGTCACACCACTTTCGAAAATAATGATGAATCCTTTAGCTTGAAGTAGTTTCAAATCATCAATATTGGCTCCATAAGCACGACTCAACATGCGAGCATTCCCAATAAAACCCTCGTCATCAGCTTCCATTCCTAAATCGTAATAGAGCAATCTAGTCGATTGGGGCATATCTACAAATTTGTCGCTAGTTGTAATTTCTTTGCTAAACATTCTTCTCTGTGCCATTAAAGTTTTTCGTTCCCAATGAAGAGTTCTTCAGTCGGAACAGATACCTCCTTAATCTCAACGTTATTTAAAGAATAATTGATAAAGCGACTAATAGTTGAGCTAATGACGAGGTCATTTTCATTGCAAAAATCAACTAATCTATCATAAACATCGCGCTCCATCCTCACCATAGGATTTCGTTTATTGTACTTTTTATAGCTATCTTTGGTGTTATCCATAATTCCTATCTCCCCCGCATTTGAATCACCGCTCCATATCTTTCTAGATATTTTGGTGTTTCTACTGTATTCTTACTGTTTTCTACTGTATTTTCTGTGTCGATTTGGCTCGGTATTTTGACGAGCTGATACATTAGCCATAGAGTTATCAAAATCACGACAGTGAGCCAAAATGGGCTTAAATTGAGTTCTTGAATCATATCTCTAAAATCACTTTCTTTAGTTATAATATCCTTATTAAAAAGTAAAGGAGGTGCCCCACATGCTTGACCCTTACATCCCTGGTCAATACATTCAAAGGGAAATTGATGAAATCATTGAATTAGTTCGTGACCGTAGCAAGTTCGAACCTGTGAGAGTTCGTGAAGTCCAAGAACACATTCAAAAAATTCTTATTCAGCATGAAGCTGAGATTCTAGCTCGTCTTGAGCAAACTCAAAATCCCAAGGTTTGAGAAATGCTAAGTGTCGTTGCTTAGTTTCTTCTATTTTTTCTTTAAGCAAATCTGAAGATGAAGGCAATAAAGCATTCAAATCTTCAATTGCGATTCTGTAATTAGCGACTCTTTCTCGGCTAGGAGAGGGTCGCTTTTGTGAATAAGGGTATTTTTTAGGTCTCATCTCGTCAATTCCTCCAATCGTTTATCGTAGCTTTCTAAAAATAGGTTCTTGAAATTGGTATAGAATTCTTGTGCTAAATCATACTCGTCTCTAGTTAGTTCTTTATTGAGTTTTTTTCCAAAAATGTTCAATACTAAGTGTCTGATGTTATTATGAATCTCACCATGATAAACTTTACAATACTTAGTTTCTTTTGTTACTTCATTAGTTACTGGAACGTTAGTAAATACCGATTTCAAAGGGTGTGGATTATAGCGAATTGTGTTGTTATCTAACTTTTTAACAACTTCTGGATACTTAGCATTGATAGGCTCCAACAAATCCGTATTAAAGCTAACTGTGTTAAAAAGACTCGCTTCAGTGATGGGCTTTTCTGCCATACGTTCTTTAATTAATTGGTCTAGTTCTTCTTCAGTTAATGTGTAAGTTTTAGTCATGTGTTCCTCCAATTTTGAGTACACAAAAAGCGCACTCTTTGATATGTGTGTTTGACAAATAAGAGTACGCTTTATATAATAAAAACGTGCTCGTATTTGTTATGAATATGGGTGCGATGCACTCTGTATAACCTAAACTTTGGCGAGGGAAGGTTATATAGAGTTTTATTTTTTTTACCTCAATCGGTCGGCAAATTCTTCAACCGCTTTTACTACCAAATCAACTCTAGTCATGTCAGCTTTTTCAGCCGTTTTGTTTATCATGTCTAATTCTTTTTGTGTCAAGCGGAACTCAATGCGTTTTTCACGTTTTTCACCGGCTTTTATTGGTCGCCCCATTTTTGCCAAATCTGTCACCTAAATAAATCAAGTAGCAGATTTATAATACTTAATGCTAAAGCAATACTTGCGATAATCAATGACCGTTTATCTTTATCCATTGTTATTCTGCTTGGAGCTATGCTATAATCAAAGTATACGAAACTACCGAGGGCTTTCGCCCTCAGGTCTCGTCCTAAGCTTATTCGAGGAACTCTTTAACCAATTTGATAAGTTCGATGATGACAATTATCAAACTTATCTTATCACTGGTTGAGAGTTTTTCTTTTCGCTTGTCTTTTCGACTTCGCATAGCTCCACTTCCTTTCTGTTGGATTTGGTTAATTTCTTAACCATGATTTTATTATACTTTATTCCGTGCATTAAGTCAATACTTTTGCACGGATTTTTTTATTTTTTTCTTCCAACGCACCCATATTCAATTGTCAAAGGACTATCTAAATCTTATTTACAAACCAACTGCTTCATCCAATTTATCTAACGTCGTCTTCGTAACCAATCCCCACTTGATAAGCAAGTCGTATCGTTCTGCTTTGTCGTACAACTCGTTATACTCCTGTGTCAAACGTTGATTTTCATCACGAAGAAAGTTGTTGTCGCTAATCAATTCTTGTGTGTTCATCACATCACTCCTGAATAAGTCTTGACATTAAGCAATAGATTTTTTAAACGTGTTTTTTCTTGTTCCGAAATATCTGCTTTGTCGATAAATTTTGAAATAAGCATAAATGCCTTTTGTACTCTAGTTTTTTTGTTAAACATGTTTTATACTCCTATTTGATTTTCAAATTTGATATTTTCTAACATTTCAGCTAGTGTTTCTTTTCTAGATTTGTATCTGTTGCGTGATTTCCATTTAATGAATAATTTGAAACCCTCGTAATCAATAAAGACAATTTTGTGGGTTGGGTTGAGTACGAACTGTCTAAAATCTGGATGCTCTCTCATTTCTGCAGCCCATTGTTTAGCTGTCCCAACCGTCAAACCCTCCCAAATCTGACAAAGATGTTTGTAATCACCATGTGTTGCCTTTTCGTTGATGTCAACAGGTCTATAAGTAATTTCTGCTTTTGGCATTTCTTACCTCCAATCTGTGATATAATTAAGTAAATATTTTTTTGTTTAGAGTCCGATTGCAGTCGGACTTTTTGTTATAATAAGCATAAAAACTACTAAAAGAATTACTTATACTATCAAGCTAGCACCATCTTCAGCTAGCTTTTCTTTTTTTCATTTATGTGTATCTTTTCTACTCCTCTTCTAACTCCTGCAACAAGACCATACGAATATAGCCCGCAACAGTGATACCGCGCTTACTGCTTTCAGCTCTCAAGCGTTCTAGCAAGTCACTCGGTAGCTTAAACGTAAACATCGTCATACGCTGCATATCATTCTCCTTTCCTATCTGGGGTTAATAAGTTTAATCTTTTGTCAAGAGAAAAGATTAAACTTTTTATATGCGTAGTATATAAACGATTTTCAAACGTTTTGTTACTCATCCTTGGTAATTTTGATGAACCTAGTATTATTTGAATAAACTCAACTAACGCGGTTAAACCGTGTTAGTTTGGCAAAAATTTAATATCAGCATAACTGACATTAAATAAAAGTTCTATTTTATCAATTTGAGGGACATCAGGATAACTCTTGCCATTTTCCCATTTACTCCATGTTGAGGGAGAAATTTTCAGCTTTTTAGCAACGTCTTCCTGTGTCATTCCTGCTTTAATACGTAAGATTTTCAATGTTATCTTCTCCAATTTTGCCCTCCTTCCTACACTAAGAAAGTGATAATGATAACGGCGATAGTCAAGGCAATCAAAGACCAAAAAGTGACTTTATAAGTTTTATCTTGCATTGTTGATACCTCTTATTGTATAATGAAAACAAGCATATAGTAGTTAGGGGCTTTCGCCCCGTCTACTATTTGAATAATTTTTCGATTAAGTTTAGTAACGTTATGATTAAGTTGATGAGTGCGATTATCAAGTTTATCAATTGTTCGTTGCTAAGCTTTTTCTTTTTGCTTCGGCGACTTTTCATTAATTAATCCTTTCTGTTAGTTTCCTTGTCTAAGATTGCCTTTCTCAACCTTACAAGATAATTATAACACGGTTTAACCGTGTTGTCAATACAAAAACAATGATTTTTTTCTTTTTTTATATATTTTTTGACAAAAACACGGTTTAAACGTTATAATGTAAACACACAGGAGGTGAAAGAAATGAGCGGTTCACTAGGAAATAAAGAAATAATGGCTAGCAATATCAGAAGACACTTAGATAGCCTTGGATTAAATGTAAAAGATTTTTCAAAGATATTAGATTTTAAATATAGTACAGTTTTAGACTGGGTTAATGCTAAAACGTATCCTAGAATTGATAAAATTGAAATCATGGCTAACTTCTTCGGAGTTGAAAAGTCTGATTTAGTAGAATTGTATTCTTCAAAGCCAGAAACCTCACCACACGTAAATAACGCCACCGTAGCTGAAAACATTAAACTATATAGGAAACAAACGAAGCTTACCCAAAAAGAATTGGCTACAAAACTCGGCATTGCTCCGACAGCTGTATCAGCTTGGGAATTGGGACGTAACAAACCTCTCATGGATAATATAGAACACATGGCAAGTATATTCGGAATAGCCAAATCTACATTACTAGGCGAAACGTTAACAGAATTATCCACCTCACCAGACGCAAATAACGCCACCGTACAGGCAATAAAGGACAAAGTAGTACAATTGCACCCTGAGCGCCAGAAAAACGTTCTAGAGTATACCACGGAGCAATTAAACCAACAAAACACAGTAGAAAACAGTACGGATACAGTAGACGAACCTACCATCTACTACACCTACGACTACTACGACCAAGCACTATCTGCTGGTACAGGTCAATATCTAAACAATGTTCAAGTGGAACAAATTGAATTGCCAGTAGATATTGACGCTGATTTTGTCGTGCCTATATACGGTGATTCTATGGAGCCTGACTATCATTCTGGCGATTATGTTTTCGTAAAACTATCTGTTGACCTCATAGACGGCGACATAGGTGTCTTTGAATACTACGGTGACGCATATATCAAACAGTTAGTTATCAACGAAAATAGCGCATTTCTACACAGTCTAAACAAAAACTACGACGATATACCAATCGACAAAGACAGCGACTTTAGAATTATCGGTGAAGTTGTTGGAAGCTACTCGGAAAAAGAAAAACCATCGCTGATGAAGTGATGGTGAAAGAAGGATTTAGGGATATTATGGGGATGTAAGGAGGGAGTCCTATTGGATGAACAAGAATATCTTGAATCAAGGCTTTACGACCAAATAAAATGGTACGATACCAAAAGCCAAGATCATCAAAAACGATATAAATGCCTTAAAAGGATTGAAGTCATTTTAGGCTTTATCATCCCTATCTTGACTACTGCAAGGTTTCCATTTTTTGAAATTCTATCTGCACTTTGTGCTGGAGGAATGTTGCTTTGTGAAAGTTTCATATCCATATCAAAACATCGCGACAACTGGATTGATTATCGGAGAACTGCAGAGCTTTTGAAACAAGAAAAACATATGTTTTTAACCAAGACAGGCGTCTATAAAAACGAACCAGATGCTTTTGCATTATTGGTTGAAAGAGCAGAAACGATTATTTCTAGTGAAAATATAAATTGGGCAAATTTACAAACAGATACCGCCCAAAGAAAGGAGTAAAAGTGACAAAACATAAATGTTTCATCTCGTTTAAATCTCAAGATATCGTATACAAAGAATATATCCAAAATCACCTGAATGTAGATATGATTGATAAATCTTTAAACGAACCTATCCAATCTTATGATGAAGACTATATCATGAGAAAAATACGAGAAGACTACTTAAAAGACTCTACGGTTACAATACATCTTATTGGACAATATAGTGCAGAAAATAGCTGGGTTAATCAAAATTATATCAAAAGAGAATTGCAAGCCTCTCTTTCAAACACAAGTGCTGGAGGTAGGAACGGAATTCTAGGTGTCATTTTACCAGATTTGTATGATGAAGTTTATAGAGGAGAGCAAGCATGTTTCACTTGCGGAAACAATCATAGTGTAGTAGCAATAAATGACAGTACTACCGTTAGTGAATTTAGCTATAATTACTACTTACCATTAGACAATGACAAGCATGTTTGGTCAGAAGAAGATAGATACTGTGTGCTTGTTAAATGGAGTGATTTCATAAAAGCCCCTAATGAATATATTAATCAAGCCTATGATAAACGATTCTCTGAGATTACAAAAAAAATAAAGGTCAGACCCTAACGGTCTAACCTTAAAGAATTTCATAAGTTTTAGAAAAAATATCTGGTTTTACAGGGTAGCGCTCGCCGTTAACACCAGTGATAATCCAATCGCCTGCGGATGCTTTCATCGTTCCTTCTAAGGTTTCGATGTATTGAACTTCATCAGCTTGCTCTGCTTCAACAACTACCGGAATCTTTCTAACTTTCACCATATCAATCACCTGCCTACTATTTTTGATTATATTATAGCATAATTTAAAGCAAAAAATCCCCAAACTCTCACCGACCAAAGCTGAAAGACAGCGATTTTAGAATTATTGGTGAAGTTGTTGGAAAATATTCGGATAACTAAAAAACATCGCTGATAAAGTGATGGGAAAGAGAATTCTTGGGACTAATTAAAAAAATAAATGTGCAACAGTTTGATCCACGTTAAAAGCTAACTAGAAAGGAAATGTTATGAAAAAGAAACATTTTGTTATTTTAGGTACAGCCGTTCTTTTAGGAACAGCTTCTATTGCACATGTTGATATTCCTTTTTCGCAACCACAAACGGTTGTTTATGCAGCGACTAAAGAACAAAAGAATGCTGTTCGTTCTGCTAAAAGCTACGCTAAAACGATGCACATGTCTAAGCAACGCATCTATGATCAATTAACATCAGAATTTGATAAATTTTCTGAAGAGGATGCTCAATATGCTGTTGATAACATTAAAGTTAACTATAAAAAGAATGCTTTGAAGTCAGCTAAAAGTTATTCTAAGACCATGCATATGTCTAAGCAAGGCATCTACGACCAACTTATTTCGGATGCTGGTGATAAATTTACCGAAGAAGAAGCTCAGTACGCTGTTGACAAACTAAAGGTTGACTATAAAAAGAATGCCCTAAAATCAGCTAAAAGTTATCAAAAAAATATGGCTATGTCTACAGATGCCATTTACGATCAACTAATTTCTGAATATGGTGATAAATTTACCGAGGAAGAAGCTCAGTACGCTGTCGACAATTTAGAAGAATAAACAAAAAATCCCCACACTCTCGGCCGGCAAGCTTGAGTGTAGGGAATAAATCGTACAATAAAGACAGGCATTAAAAAGCCCTCTTTATTGTACCCATTTTAACATAGAAATGAGGTAAAAAGCAATGTGGATTGAAGAACTATCCAACGGTAAATACAAATATTTTGAAAGATACAAAGACCCTTATACAGAAAAATGGAAAAAAGTATCTATCACTTTAGACAGTAGAACATCAAGAGCTAAAAAAGAAGCCCAAAAACTATTAGAAGAAAAAATTGCTGAAAAACTGCAAAATCTGACAACCACTGATTTACTGTTTGAAAATATCATTGATGATTGGTGGAATCTACATAAAAAATCTATAAAGCCATCAACTGAAAAAACAATGATCTACGCTGTAAATGAAGTCAGAAAAAATTTCGCTCCTGGAATCAAAATAAAAAATATTACTCCTAAATATACTCAGCAGTACTTTACAAATTCAGCATATAATCTTATTAAATTAAGAAAGCATAAATCCGTGCTAAGCATGGTATTTAATTACGCTTTAGATTTAGAGTTGATTCTTTCCAATCCAATAGAACGTGTAAGATTACCTAAAAAAGTAATCACATACGAAGAAATGGAACGTATCGAAGACAAGTATCTAGAGCAAGAGGAACTACAAAGATTACTTGAAGCTATGAAAAACTATAACCGTGGCTATTATGTTGCCCGCATGGCTGAATTTATGTCTCTAAACGGATGCCGTGTTGGTGAAGCTGGCGCTCTTAAGTTTGAAAACTACGATAAAGAAAACCGTACTATAACAATAAATGGCACTCTTGATCCGACTAGAAAAGGTTCTGAAGGTGTAAAATCAACACCTAAGACTGCTGCCTCTATCCGTGTAATCGACCTTACCAACAAAGAAATTGAAATCATAGAAGAGTTTATCCAACTACATGATTTAAGAAAACATACTAATCCAAACTACAAAGACATGGGCTTCATATTTGTCTCATCGAATGGTATTCCTATCGGCAAATCATCTTTAAATATCTTGATGAAAAAAGCCAACGAAACATTAGATGAACCAATAAAAAAGCCTCTACACCCCCATATTTTACGCCACACACTAATTAGTACATTGGCTGAGCATAATATCCCCCTAAAAGCGATAACGCAACGTGTAGGACACAAGGACAACGGAAAAACAACTATGGAAATCTATACCCATGTTACTAAAAATATTAAATCGCAAGTCGTTGATGTTCTCGATAAACTTTATCAATAG